TTTACTCTTGTAGCTGTGAGGACATTACACCCCCAATCAGCTACTTTCTTAATAGCGTCAACTGTGTCTGCAGCTTCTACTATTGTTTCCTTAACGAGACCTGAGAACCATCCATAGGCTGTTTGTTCTCTATAAGATACTTGAAATTTCATATATCCTCCTATAGATATATGTTACTGTTATGGGGGCTAACACGCGTATTTCGCATGTTTCCCCCTGGTCCCAAACAGCTTAGACCTCGTTAGAGGTCGTCTGCTGTGGGTGTAAGTACTGGCCTGACATTTATCGAGTTCGTTTTTCGGGATGCCTCTCTCCCGAACTTGTCGGTATATGTCGAGCCCTCGCGTCTTGCCGTGAGCTTATAACGAGTTCCATCGGATTGCCTTTCCCCGATGGGTCTAGTTAAAGCTTCCACGGCAGTCAACTGCGCCTCTGTTGGTACTGAGACGAAGAAATAATCCGTTCCATCTCGTGGTCTCATTTCCAAATCAGAGGGGCCGATGCCGCAGTCCTGTAGTAATTTAAGTAGTTTCATATCTTCTCCATTGAAAGTGCTTTAATTTACAGGATGAAGTGGATACCTCCCCTGTAGACACCTTCAGTATATCACCGTTGGTAGCGGCCCAAAGCCTCCCGGGGGAGGGACTACTCTCTCAACGATGAACTTTTCTGTCAAAGGAGGAGAGTAGGCCGTCAACCGATTTTGGAGGCGGTGGGGTTGTAGGTATACCACCCACTCCAATTCTGTAACAGAAATAGACATATTGATACATAACAAGCCACACACTCCGACTGTATAATCATTTTAAGTTATCAGTATATAACACACTCCTCCGAGACACCAAATAATACATATATAAAATAATATAATATTTATTTCTTGTGTAAGAGGGTTTGTACTATGTAGTTAGTTACTAGTAGTTAATTAAGAGAAAAGATAACCCTTGACAGAATTACGTATATTATTATTTTTAATGGAGAGCAAAGAGAGAGGAGGTTTTATGGCTTTAAGAGTAGGAGTTAAGCTAGGTTTTATGGAAGACAAAGAGATTCGCATGAAGATTAACTCGTATATTAAAGATTTCATGAAACAAGGTCTTAAAGACGCACACACTCCTCCTTATTTACTAGGACAACTTGCTACAGACGTACCTTATTTTTGTAACTCAACGCTTTTTCAGGATATTTATGATGAAGAACTGGAGAATTGGATAGAGATGGAAGAAAATTTTTTAATAAAAAATATTAAGAGGTTCACTTAATGGCTAAATACAAGCATTTTACGACTAAAGAGCTAGCTTGCCCGTGTTGTGGTAAGGTTTACATGGATAAGCGCTTCATGAGCAAGATTGTAGCCCTCAGAGAAGAACTTGAGAAAGCTATGAATGTAACTAGTGGCTTTAGATGCAAGAAGCACAACAAGAACATAGGTGGAGCTACCAAGTCTGCTCACATGGACGGATTAGCATTAGATATAAGAATAAAATCAGACTCGTATACTAGGGAACTTATAACCCTAGCAATAGAGTGCGGTTTCTCTGGTATTGAGGTTGGTTCTAAACACATTCACATAGACGATAAAACTAGAAATAAGCCCGTATTATGGGCTGGGGTAAGTAGATAATGAGTAGATTTGAACGAAGATCACCACACCTAGAGGATGCGGAGATACTAGAATATTTTAAAAGTGTTGAAAATCCCAGGTTAAAGGGTTTAAACAAAGTAGATCGAAAGTTCTATCCTTTTGGAAGTTATGAGGGTGGATCTGATACAATAGGGTATGGACACAAGATACAAGAAGGTGAAGACTTCTCCGCTGGACTAAGCAATAGAGATATAAATATACTTCTTGTAAAGGATTTAATGCTAGCGGAAGATGAATTAATAAACCGTAGCAATATACTGCCGAGGGATCTAAATAACGCCCAATATGTATCTCTTGTAGATAAAATTTTTAATACTGGTGATGTTACAAAGAAAAACTGGCCTAAATTAAGAAAAGCAGTGGACTCTAACAACTACAATAATATGATACTGGAAAGCAAAACACAGACCAATGGTAACTTGTTGACGGATAGATTTGATAAACTAAGTAGTTTTATAAAGAATGAACAGAACAAAGATATGCAAGCGGCTTTCAAAAGAGTGAACTTTTTACCTTAATGTATTCAATACACATAAACCATAACGATGGTCCAAGAGACCATTGGATACGCACCAGAGAGGAAGCCCTCACAGCAGGGATAAAGTTCTTCGACTGGAAAGTAGCTAAAGAGGGGGAATATGCAGTTACAGATGACGACTTTGTTGCGGAGGTACTCAAGGTATCTCACTACTCGGATGGCAGAAAAGGCCAGAATAAGTATGTTCGTATGCCTTTCGGCTATGTATTGTATAATCCAAGGTACCCAACTAAGAAATTTAAAGCACAAGGTAGACGCTCCAAACACACCTATACTGGTGCTCCGGAATTAGAAGTCGCTGCAAAAGGTAGCGATAAGATGAAAAACTTAGCCATGGCTTACGCTATGACCATGGATAAGGATATGTCGCTTGATATAGCCCTGGGAGACCACACGGACAACCAGCACGCTACATACAAGCGTAGAATGAAAACAGAGGTATTTAAAAAAATGGTTAGAGAAGAACTCGAGAAGCTGTTACACGAACACGGACTTACGGAGAGCTTTACACTCAATTTATTGACTGAAGCAATCGGTATGGCTAAAGAGAAAAAAGACGTGACAAACCTTCTAAAAGCGGTAGATAACCTTCAAAGTATGCATGGCATGAATGAGAAGAAACAAATCAAGACTACTCAGCAACTAGAAGCAAGCACGACACGGAGACTATTAGACAGACTCGGAGAAGAAGAGCAGAAACTAATAGCAACACAAACAACTATGGAGGTTGATGATGAATAGTCAAGATTTTGAGCTAGAATACCAAAAACTAGCTGCTTTAAAGAAAATGAAAGGTGATGTGGGTTTATTTGGGAGAATGATGTTCCCAACCGCATTTAGTGAGAAATCACCACCATTTCACAAAGAGATATTAGATACAGTAAGAGATGCGTCAATACCGAGAGTATTGTGTGCAGCTCCACGGAGAACAGCCAAGTCAACAATTATGTCATTCCTTTACCCAGCATGGCGTATAGCTTTCAAGAAATCAAACGAAGGGTTATTTATATTAATTATATCTGAGTCTCGTGCTCAGAGCATTAATTTCTTAACAAGACTAAAGACACATTTGACAGACTCGAAAGAGTTTGTTGCTATGTTCGGGAACATTGGAGCTGACACAGCAACCACATGGAGAGAAGATAGCGTTGTATTTGGTAACGGGGCTAGAGTTGTAGCTGCTGGTGCAGGACAGAGTTTACGTGGATTGATTCATGTGGATGATAGACCTAACTTAATCATTGTGGATGATTTTGAGTCAGAGAAAAACGCATATACAGCAGAAGGTAGAGCAAAGAACCGTAAGTGGCTTACAGAGGCTGTTATTCCTAGTTTAGCTAAGAATGGTAGACTTATTATGGTTGGTACGGTAATATCTGAGGATTGCTTCTTATTCTGGGCTAAAGAGAGTCCAGCATGGAGAACTCTCTGGTATACTATCTGGGACGACAATGAGATACCAGTATGGCCAGAGATGTACACTCGTAAGGAGATTATAGCCTTACGAGACGATATGGCATCTGTAGGTAATCTGGCGGGGTTCTATCAGGAGTATATGAACCAACCGCAAGCTCCAGGAGATGCTCCGTTCAAACCAAAATACATGAAGATACATCACAAGAAATATAAGAAAATAGCTGGACAGAATTGTTTAGTTCAATTACAAGGTGAAGAAGAAGTGATTACGCCTGTCGAGTTGTATGCGGGCATAGACCCAGCATCCTCCCTCTCTCGGCATGCGGATTACTTTGTGATAGCAACAGTAGCCATGGATCACGGAGGAAATGTCTACATCGTGGACATAGAGAGATCCAGAACAAACCCAGCTGAACAACCACAACTAATAATAGATGCATTTAAGAAATACTCACCAAGAAGGATGAAGGTAGAGACAGTTGGCTATCAAGAGGCCTTACGGCAGCATACACGCAAACTAATGAGGGATGAGGGAATTTACATACCTGGACTAGAAAAGGGCGTTAAACCCCGTAATTCTAAGTCTGAGAGGTTATTGTCCCTCGTACCACTCTTTGCTCAAGGTAAGTTTTTCTTTAGACCACAAGATTTAGAACCGCAGAAAGAGTTCCTTTCATACCCAAAAGGAAAGCATGACGATGTAATGGATGCAGTGCACATGGCGTTGGATGGTGCAAGACCTTGTAGAAAAGAGAAATTGAACCCCAGCAAGAAAGATGATACAAATATTTTGAGCAAAGTCATCGATTGGATGACGGTATAGGAGTTTTAATTAATGGAAGAAGTCAAAAAGGACGTAGTACAAGAGACTCAGGATATATTCAAAACCTACTCACAAGCTCGTGAAACATGGGCACAACATGCACAGGAGGATAGGGAGTTTAAGTTAGGCAAACAATGGAGTGCTGAGCAAGAGAAAAAGTTAAAGTCGCGAGGGCAATCTCCAATTGTTGTCAACAGGATACATCCTGCTGTTGAAGCAGCGAAAGCACTGATAACATCAAATAGACCATCTTTTCGCGTATCCCCCAGAGAGGATAGTGATAATCAAGCTGCTCAGGCAATGAACGGGTTACTTGAATATGTATGGCAGATATCAGACGGAGAGACAAGATTAAGAACCGTTGTTGATGATTATTATGTAACTGGGATGGGGGCAATGCTCGTGTACCAAGACCCCATGGGGGACACAGGAAAGGGAGAGGTTAAGATTAGAGATATCGACCCACTAGATCTCTATATCGACCCAAATTCACGAGAAAGACAGTGTGATGATGCAGAGAATATAGTGGTTTCACGCCTGTTCACTAAAAACCAAGCGATAAAAATGGAACCCATGTACAGAGATGCCATTAAGACGGCTCAAGGCGATCAGGTGGGGGATAGACCTGAAACGAGTGCGTTTAATGATGGCGGTGTTATCTTTCCAGAAGATAGCGAAACAAAAACAACCATCACACTTGGAGATGGCGATGAGTATATTCGCGGATACGAACGATACCAAAAAATAATAGTTCACCGCTATCGTACATTTGAGAAGTTTTCTAAGATGGAAGAGGTTTTAGACGATGCGAAGTTTAGGGAGTATGTAAAGAAGCCAGCGTGGCTAATTCAGGGGCAAGTTGTTGTTGACCCCCAACGAGCACAAGCACAAATACAACAGTTGATGGAGCAATACCAAAATCAAGTAATGGCTTTCAAGCAACAGGTCACGGCGGTTGCACAAGCATCACAAGCGGTTGTTGATAGGTATCAAGGTTCAGGAGGGATGATGGCTGGACAAACACCTCAAATCCCCCAAGAACCCCAGAAACCTGAAATAAAACAAACAAACTATGCTCAGTTAATTGAAATGAATCAGATTGATGTAGTTTCCGTTCCTGTTTGGAGGGTCAGACAGGTTGTTATAATGGGTGACACGCTCTTATATGAACGCATTCTTCCTACAGAACATTACCCAATAGTTTTGTTTATGAACCTACACACAAGAACACCATACCCCGTATCTGATGTTCGTTTAGTAAAACACTTACAACAGTATATCAATAAGATTAGATCTCTTATAATTGCACACGCAACCACAAGTACTAATGTTAAGATACTCGTTCCAGAGGGTTCTGTGGACATGGCAGAATTTGAGCAAAAATGGGCACAACCGGGTGTAGCTATCCAATACGATCCCACTGATGGTGCACCAATGCCCGTTCAACCCATGCCAATGCCCAATGAACTCTATAAAAATGAGCAAGATGCCAAGAACGATATTGATCATGAGTTAGGACTATACGAAATGATGATGGGTAATTCGGGTGCTGCCCCCCAGACATACAAAGCTACTATTAGTTTAGATGAATTTGGTCAGAGAAAGATTAGGTCTAAACTCGGAGATATTGAATCAGGTCTTCGTAGACTAGGCGGGATTGTGATGTCGCTTGCACAGCAATTGTACACTTCGGAGAAGGTTTTTAGGGTGCTTCAACCCAACAATTCAATGTCGGAATATGTCGTCAATAAAAAGTTGTACGATGACAAGAGTGGGGTTTTGAAAATCATGAACAACATTAAGGCTGGAGATTATGACCTTATAGTTGTAGCTGGTTCTACTCTACCTACCAACAAATACGCACAATTAGAGTTGTATATGGATGCGTATAAGAATGGCATTATTGATAAGCAAGAAGTCCTCAAGAAGACTGAAATATTTGATATTGAGGGTGTTCTCAGGAGAACTGACATGATAGGACAACTGCAACAAAAAGTCCAGCAACAAGAAGAGCAAATTAAAAAATTAAGTGGCGACTTGCAAACAAGAGAGCGTGAAGTATATCATGCTAAGCAGAAAGCCGAGTTAGAAAAATTCAAGTCTGGTTTAGATTCAACCTCCAATAAGGCGAAAGCCGCTGGGGCAGTCTATGAAAGAAGACTTGCAGATAGCACAAGTGCAGTGCAAAAAGAAGTTGGTGAGCAAGAGACCTTAAAGAGGAGATTGGAAACAAGGGAACAAGCTCTCAACGAACAACAAAAAAAAATAAATCAGAGTACTTCCTAGCACAGGGACCTCTAAGGAGAACAAGTGAATCAATACGAAGAAACGGGGACAATGAATGACACACCACGGGATGTAAACCAAATTGGAGCATCATACGAGGACTCAGTAATTAATGACGTTTTTTCTGCGGAACCTGCGGCTTTTGGAAAGACTACATCACAAGAAACACAACCAGTGATGCCAGTAACCCCACAACCCACAGAGAAACCGAAAGAACCAAACACAAACGATGAGGTTAGGTATCAGTATTGGCAAAGTCAAGCTGACAAGGCACGTAATGAAAAGGAAGCTCTCCAGGATGAGTTGAATGCGATGAAAGCTCAATCTGAGCAGGTTCAGTATAATCAACAGGTGGAGCAACCGCAGGCTGAAGTCTTTCCAGACCCCCCAACAAGACCAAACCAACCTAGCTACTTTAACAGGGAAGAAGCATATTCAGACCCCGCAAGTGAAAGTGCTCGGTATGTAAATGACATGGAAGCATGGCGTAACGATATGACCGAATACAACACGATAAAATCGGACTATGTGATGGCTGTCCAAAAAGACTATATAGCTAATCAAGAAATGTTACGGCGTAATGCTGAAGAGGCTGATGCAAAACGAGCACAAATGAGAGCTGGTGTCAATAGTATGGTTGAGCAGGTTAAGGTGAAATATGGAGCTACCGATGAACAGGCTCGGGCGTTTATAACTAAAATGAGCAAACCAGAAGCAGTAACTGTGGATGGTTTATGGCGGTTATATAATGATGGGCAACACACACAGCTAGTAGCACAACCGAGTCAACAGTTCCAACAAACAATGAATACTCAGAGTATTCCAAGTCCTATGGGTGTAATGCCAGCTTCTACGAACCAAGTGGGAGCTAGGTCGGCCGAGGATATTATAATGGACTCTCTTATAGGTGACTATAAAGGGTCTAACCCATTTGGGTAAATAAAAACTAAGGAGACATAATATGTCGGATGTATACACAAATTCAACAGGAAACGCCCCTACTGGCGTAAGTATCAATGATACAAGACGGATATTTAATTTTGGAGAAAGAGTTGCAGAACTCGCTCCAGCACAATCACCATTCTTCGTTTACCTTTCTAAGGTAGCAAAGAAATCAACAGACGATCCAGTATTCAAATTCATGGAACGCAGACACCAGTGGCAAAGACGTAATTTTGAGGTTGAAACAGAGGTTATATTAACCGTGAACAATAAAGGTACAGCTTTGTTGGATACAGAGGGCGACGATATAGTTCTTGATTGTGGTTACAATAAGTACGGAAAAACTCAAGCTTTATCTGCTCCAAGATTTCTGTTACCAGGACAGGTAATTGCTATTGAAGATAGCGATGGTAATGTTCGCAGAATGAAAATTGATACTACCCCAGTGGTTGGTGGTACGGATGGCACTGATGGTATCACAACCATCGGCATAACTGGTGGTGCTGGCGTGTCTTTGGTTGGAACGTGGAAAGCAGACGAGACTGTTACTTTTGAAGAAGATGCAAAAGGTCAAGTGATTGGTTCAGCATGGGCTGAAGGTTCAACAGATCCAGATGGCTGGAAAGACGCAATCTCAACAAATGAAGGATACTGTCAAATCTTCAAGACTGCTATTAGTATGTTCTCGGGCACAGCTTTAGCTACACGCTATCGAGGAGTTGCTAACGAGTACAAACGCGTATGGCAAGAAAAATTAATGGAACACAAGATGGATATTGAACATGCGATGCTATTTGGTGTTGGGACAGCAAATGGAACTGATGACGCTGGGTCAGACAACATTCGTTACTCATGGGGTATCCTACCATATACTGAGCAGTTTGGTAATACATACGACTTTACTTACGCTGATTCTGGTTATGATGCTTTCCTCGACACAATGGAAAATTTCTTTGCACCAGAGACAGGTAACAGTGGTAGTAAGTTAGTTCTTGCTTCTCGCAAAGTTATCACATTCTTAAACAAGTTGGGTACTAATGGTTTCTTGGATAACACAGTTGGTGCTGAACGGTACCGCCTTGATGTTACTAATATTCCAGGCAGTTTTGGTCATAATGTGACTAAGATTAATACTATCTATGGTGACTTGCACTTTGTAGCTGAACCACTCCTTCGCGGATTGTGGGAAGATTATGCAATTGCAATTGACCTTAAGAATGTAGCTTATCGCCCATTGATTGGTAATGGTGTCTCTCGTGATACGCATATTATCACCAATGTTCAGAACAATAATGTCGATGGTCGTAAAGACATCATCATGACAGAAGCTGGCTTAGAGATTAGCTTACCAGAAACTCACGCTATTCTCAAGTTTAGTTAACACAAACTAAATGATATGGGGGCTTCGGCCCCCGTACATTCACAAGGAGAATGAATGACGGTTAGAGAATATATTGAAGCTTATGTGGGTGAGATTGGTGCTATCTATACCATAGCCGACAGATTATTACCCACTTCCATTGTCACTGTGATTGATCGTCTAATAGCGATGAAACCCGCTATGGTTAATGAATTTAGTGAGCACACCTTTTCACTGGTTAGCCCGATAAATGTCACAAAACATGTATCTACAATCACAACACAGACTGGCGTTAGGTCAATAGAAATAAAGCCAACTCAATACAGACAAGTACTCGACAGAGAATCAATTCACTATGCAACAAAAAATTCACCTAAACACTTTATTAGAAATAATGAATTATATATATATCCAAGAGGGGTTGGTGTTCAGTATTCAGATGTGTGTTATCCAACATTAACAACAGCAACTGAGGAGCCTGAGTCATCAATAAAAAGAGAGTACTTAACACCAATACTACTTCACACAGCATACAGCTTAACCCCAGAGATCTCAAGAAGATTGTTTAGTGAGATATCTGTGGAGTCGCTTGAATCACTTAGTCTTGATTTATTCGACCCAGATAGTCCATATTTTGTTGAGTGGCCTACGGAAGTTACATTGCCATCAGCAGAAGATTTTTTTACGTATAACGGAGATAGTTTTGCCAGTATTGGTTTTGATGTAACAGCAGACCTTGCAACTTTAAAAGAATATGTGGAGACAGACGAAGATGTTGAAATGGTACAAGCAAAAATACAGGAAATCACTACTAAGATTGGAGCAACGACTCAGAAGCTTCAAACCGAAATGACCAAATATATGGCTCGTGTTCAGGAATTTGGTGCAGCTAATCAAGAGTTTCAAAGTGCACTAGGAAAATATACAACCCTAATACAAGCTAAAACTGGGCAGTTTGCTCAGGTTACACAAAAAGTGGTACAGGAGATTACCATGCAATTGCAGGTAGCCCAACTAAAGTATGGACAGATTCAAGCTACGGCTCAAATGTTAAAGTCAGAATACAATGAAAGCTTTGCACCTTATGCAACAGGAGAGAAGCAATGACAATAAAAACCCTAATAGAGTTTACTCAACAGCACTTTCCTGATATGGGAGAGGCTGAAATTATAAAGCTCTTAAACAGAGCACAGAACGGTTTGGCTGTAAGCAGTGGGTTATTATCCGATAAAATAGTTGTTTATCTCAAAAAAGATGACCCATACTATTCCCTCGATGATAACATCATTAGCATTACTAGCGTTAATTTTAAAAATAATTTAGTGCCTCGTTTAATAACGACAAGTGTAGATGGCATCAACTTTTTCCCAGACCAATGGGATGACCTTATTACGGGTGATGTGTCTAGTTGGGAAGTTGTTGATATAGGCGAAACAGAATAGGAGAAAAGATGGCAAGAATTAAAATAAGTGAACTCGACAAGATAAGTAATGGCAGAGATTATAAACCAACTGCTGGTAACGAGTTTATGGTGATCGATAACGAAAGCACAGCTATAACCAGATCAATGGATGTGACTGAGTTTGAAGAGTGGATATTGCGTCCAGGTGAGGGTAACGAAAAAGAAACAAAAAATTTAATCATTGATGCAGAAACAAACGATATATCTAATTTAGATGTGGATGATTTTGCATCTGGTATTTTAGACACAAATTTAAGTGAAGTGGCTGCTGCGCATACAACCATTGCTTCAGCAAAAGCAATTAAAGACTATGTTGACGCTGAGGTCGATAAATACGACACACTGGAAGAAATGGACGATGTAACAATAACAACAGTGGCATCAGGGCAGATGCTTATTCACGATAGTTCAGGTTGGGTTAACGAACCAATTACGGGGGATGTTACTATAAATGCTTCTGGCGTAACTAGGATATCAAATGATGTTATAGGTTCAGCTGAACTCGGAGTTACTCCAGGCGAAGCAACAGTGAGTAAGGCTTTGGTTGTTGATGCAAATGGAGATATTGATTTAAATGATGGGGGTATTGTTGCAGAAAACCTATCTGCCAATGGCAGTCTTGCGGCAAATGGAACATTGGCGGTTGGAGGTTTATCGAGCCTACTTGGCGGCGTATCAACAACATATATGCAATCAACAGCGAGTTCAGGTAAAACACACCTTACAAGCACGTACAATGCTGCTGAGGCGATTAAGATTCACGCTGACGCAGGGTCATCTCAAACAATAGAGATAGTGAATGATGAGGGAATAGGTTCCGATGCGATTGATATTGTGTCTAGCGCAGGAGGGGTTGGGATTAAAGCAGCAAAATCGATTGCCACAGATTCAGCTGGCTTCAATGTTACCTCGAGCAAGGGTTTTGCGGTAGATGTAACAGAAAGCTACGACCTTAACGCAGAAGCAAGCATTAGCTTAAACTCATCACAAAACGCTGCTGATGCCATCAAGATAGAGGCATCAGGAACAACTGGCGGTATCGACATAAATGCGGGCACTGAGGGCATAGCGGTTGATACAACTGGAACTATCTCGTTAGGAACTACCTACAACTCAGACAAAGCAATTGACATTACAACTAACGGTGGGAGCGGTGAAAAAATTCTCGTAAAAAACACACAAGGGGTAGACGACGATGCCATAAAATTGTATTCGTATGTTGGTGGAATAAAATTAGATGCAAAAAAAGCAGTAGATATTGAGTCGAGTGCTGAGGACATAATTATAGGCAGTTCTCTCGCAGCAGACAAGAAGGTTTATCTGGGAAAAAGTGGCGAGGATGTGGAGGTTGCGGGCGATTTGGTCGTAAAAGGAACCTTTACCCATAGTGGCGAAAACGAGTTTACTGACAATATATCCGTAACCCAAGATGACCCTATCCTTGAATTATACAACGATACAGATGAAAACGAGAATGGTGGTAGAAATTCAACTATTGTATTCTCTGGAGACAATAGTTCATCTGAAAAACACACATTAGCAAAAATAGAGGCATCTCACTGGGATGACGAAACCACCGGTGATTCTTACGAGGGACAAATAAAGTTTTACACAAACGACGGGGACGATGTTGACCCTGGATTAGCCATGACGATTACTAAAGATCAAGGGCTTACTGTACAAAACGAAATAAGCGCAACACAGTTTACGGGTAATGTAGTGGCAGATCAACTAAAAGGTGTATGGCATACAGGGATCGTTGTAGACGAGGAATTAACTATATCAGGTACATTAGTAAAGCTTACTGGGGATGAAGGAAGCTTAGTAACGCTTAGTGGTGGGAATGATGGTATGATTTTAATCCTAAAGAAACATGCTGATGGGACTGACATAACAGTAGTAAACACAGACAACATTAAGGTTGCTTCAGATTTCATAATGGGCACAGCTGGAGAAACATTAACATTGGTAAAAGAGGGAACAAACTGGTGGGAAATAGCTAGAGTGAGTATATAATGGCTACGGATAAAGTATGGTGGGTAAAAGAAAACAACTTTGGCTTTGCATCACTTAACCAAGATACTGGTGAGTTTACAGCTCCAACCGAAGATGGTTTCTGTCATCTATATTGCAAAGTTAAACCAAGACAATTTAAGGTTGGTATCTCTCAAGATATAGAAATGGAGTTTGACCCAACACTACACGATTTAATTCTATGGAAAGTATTGCAAATGGCATACGAAAGAACAGCTGCTGGCTTAAACCAAGCTCAATACTTTGGAATGAAATACGACATGGGTTTGAAGGAAGCGAAGAAGCAGGGTAAGAGCAATAAATATACGGGTGCTAGATTCATAGTCCCACAGGACTTTTAATATGGCCAACCTACAGAATAAAAGCGATTATCAGCGTATTAATCTAATGGCTGGTGAGAACGCAAACGAATATATGAACCTACGCAACGCATTGAATAATTATCTCGGGGAAGACTTGAATAAGTACGAACCGAGAGAGGCTTTGGGGATAGTATGCGGTGATGATGATTGGAACAGCAAGACGGCTTCCGAGATAGTTTGTGATTATATCGGGGTAAGTAGAACCAAGTACACTTTGAAAGAAGCTTTGAATTTTATAGAGAACTTCTTCTCCAACACACACTACACAAGCTATGATGGTGTTGGTGATTATGCAATACTCAATGAGGCAATCAGTGTTGGTAATGGCAGTGATGGCTCGTTTACCCTTTGGTTTTATATGAATGAAACAACGGGGTATATTCTCAATGGAGATAGTGCCTACACCTCAAAATTCAGGTTTTATGCGGCTCAAAAAATGAGGTTGGATCCAAAAAATGGTGCATCATTATATACCGACAACGGGATACTTCCTGCGGTACCGGGGAACTGGTATCATTTTGCTTTCGTGAAAGCAGGCGACTATATGGAAATATATCTAAACGCCGTGCTTCATGACCAAATAGAAGATATTGATGCGTATTTTGTTTTACAGAACATTGCTCGTCGTCAAAATAATACAAGCTTTTTTAGTGGAAAAGTCGATGAATTCCATGTTTTCAATAAAGCACTTTCATTAGCAGAAATTACAACACTTTTTGGGGATGGTACTCCGCAAGGCTGTGGTGACGCAAAGGGTATTAGTGGTCTCATTAATTCATATCCAATGGAAGGCAACGGTTACGATGAGGCCGTAAGTGATAATCCATTTGGTGATGAGTTATACGATGCAGATGCATCCACATTTGAGGTGGGGACATATCATTGGGGAACCTATGGGAATAATGTGTTGGAGAATGAAAATAAGACATTAAAGGCAACCTATGTGGATAGCCCGAGCATGATGTATGAGCATTTCAAAGACCAAAATGATTTAATTAGCGACCTAACTGTCGGCAAAATGTATAAGTGTGAGATAGACATTAAAGTAACAAATGGAGCAAGCTGTTCCTTGCGTATTCACAATGGCAGCAGTTATGCTTACAATGAAACAATAACATCGGATGTGTTTACTAGAAAAACTATGCATTTTGTTGCAACTGATTCCGACAATTGCTTTATTATTGTATGGGATTTTGACGGTGATGGTAGTGTGTGGATAGATAATATTTCGCTAAAAGAAGTAAACGGAAACCCATTAACAACCTACGCAGATGCTCATTACGAGGCACACTAAAATGAATTTCGTAATTATCACAAAAATATTAGTAACTGAAGAGATGATGGCAGATTGCCACGCCACGCTTCGGGGCGATGTGTACATTCTGGATAATCTCGTAACCAGCAGTCTTGGTAATGTAATTCTAAAGTGGAGAGGCGATAAACCCGAAAGCCTCAGCGAATACACCAGAATAGAAGACGTTAAAAACGAGCTCCTGAAGCCAGAATGGACTCCAGATGAAGAATAACACTAAAATAAAAAGAGATGCTCCGTATGGCGATATTTGGGGCACTGAAAGGGAAACAGTATGTTAGATTACACAGTGGAAACAAAAGACAAGATAGATGACATGCATAAAGCTATCATAGGGAATGGAAATCCTAAGCTGGGTTTCATACACAGAATTGCTACACTCGAAGCAACACTCATTATACACAGTTGGATATTGGGTATCCTTACTGTTGGTATTGTGGGTGGAGCAATAAAATTATTCTTATAGGAGGGATAATGGCTATTTTAAAGGTAATCTTGGGGTTACTCCCAAAGAAGTTAATTAAGAACTTGATAATCAAGTTGTTAGCTGACTGGGCAAAGACAACAGACAACACGCTCGATGATGAAGCTGTAAATGTTGTAGACGAAATCTTAACAAAGGCATTGGAATTAATCTAATGTTCCTTTGGTGTACCAACGCTAAGTGCTCCCAAAAGGGGCACTGTAAGCGTTTTATTGCTAAAACCAGAGACACTCACATCGTGACTAAACCAAAAGGTGATGAGTGTCCATATTATATTAAAAAGAGGAAGAAGAATGCCTAAGCAGATATATACAATAAAGACATTTCACGGCATGGTCACAAATGAAGACCTTGAGGACTTACCAGATACAACAGCATACTTATGTGAAAATGTAGACCCCTTTGTGGTTACTAAGGTGCAAGGTGCGAGAAGACACCTACCAATGGATCCAGATGGGATTGAGGATGAAAATAACGACATCATTATAATCTTGCCAGATCCACCAGCGGAGGCATAATGCCAGAAGAATTAAAGAAACCAGATACGGCCTTGTATGATTTTAGGATAACGTGGCTAGATAAACACAATAAACGACAAGTTAAGTTTGTAGCCACACAGGGATATGACGATTTGTTTGAGTCGTTCTCTGAGCAATTTAACTGTGTTAAGACAGCTGCTGGCAATGGCATCGTTATACGCCTTCCCCAATACTCATCAAACCTAAAAATAACACACGAACTACCTATAATGGAAGATGAGGCTGAAAAATGGGATGGAGACCTACCTAACGACTTCATGCATCCTCCCTGTATTCTTACTGGTGGTAATTATTTAATAACAGAAGACGACAGTACTGAGGTTATAGATAGAACAAGTAACCCCAACAAAACACACACAACGAGAGACTCCATCGTAGATAAATCTATTTATGGTGTAAATGTGTTTAATGTCTCGAAAGATGCAGTCCTCACGGATAATAACAATACAATAGTAAGGAGGCTGTAGTGGATAGAGATATAAGTGTTGCTATAGATTGTGATTCCACGAGCGTGGAGTCGAACTTAGGTCGCGGATTAGTGCGATTTATATTTACAAA